GGCTTTTCAGTAACAAACCGCGGAGGAGGCGCTCAAAATGACCTCCACGCGACGTTGGGAAACACGCCGCAGCCTCCGTCTATGGACTAGACGGGGGCCCACCGTAGCTTTGTGCGGACGGCTACAGGTCGTCCTGCTCGCTCGAGGTGTCGAGGATCATCGAAGGGTTTATCCCTCGGTGCCAGCACCTTTAGCAAGGCTCCTACACCAGACACCGCCGAAGGCGGGATCTGGTGATCGGTCACCCATCCTCTGACTAGGAGGATATGGTGATGCGGATCAGTTGCCTGGGGCTCAAGAGTTGAACCCCATATTGGCAAAACTGACCAACGGCCTAGCATCTGAGATCTTGGCGTCGGGTCGTCCCATTGACCCGTCGCTGTGACTTCGATAGTGGGGTACCACCCGCCCAAAGCGGAATGGAGCCTACCATCAAGCCACGCGGCCGTCCGCCACAGTCCAGACAGGTAAAACCTGTTCCGTAGTGCGACGGTCGACTCGATCTCCGAAGCGAACTTCCGTGACGAAGGAATCTCCCAACCCGATGGCTTAACAGCCACCTGGCGGACACGGACCACAGATACATCGTGGCCTGCGTAGTATTCCTTTCCGCAAGACTCTCGAAACCTTCCGGTCAAGAAAGACTTGTTTGAGTTCACCTTAAAGCCGAATAGCTCAAGGTGCTCAATCACGGATTCAGCAAATTCCACGGGGACTATAATATCATCCCCGTAGACGCGCACCCGCTTCCGCATGAGACTTACATCTCTACGGGAGAGTGGACGAGCAAGACTCTTTTCGATCCCAAGAAAGACAACGGTCGCGAAGACCATCGCCTCAATCGGGAACGTGAGAGCCGAGCCCATAGACGCGAACTTGGCTAGGCGTAAAACACCAAAGCCAGGTACGTCAGCACGCCGTGACCTAGTTGCGTCGATAGCCTCAAACAAATGGGGCCACCGATCTAACATGGTTCGTACGAGCTGATTGGAGACACGGTCGGAAGCTTCACTCAGATCGAGTGTTGCTAGACTCCCAGTCAAGGAGCCTTCACAGGCCAGGACGCGGTTGCGCCACTGGTCATCGAAACCGACAACCTTCCCCATGACATAATCGTCACGGATGGATTGGACCAGAAGATCTTTGACACCCTGCTGCATATACTGCATGTAGGATGGCTCGATCGCTATGATCCTAGGTGCCTTCAACGTCTTAGGAACAGTAATGACCCTAACAGGTCGTTCTGAACCAGGCTCGAGGAAATCAACACGGTCAAGACGGCTGTAATACCGCCAATTCGGAATCGCATACTCCCCGAATGGGAAGACGCGCTCCAAACGCTGGGACCACTCCGCGAAGTCATACTTGCGGTTACCGGCCTTTCGGTCGGCGGTGGCACCAGGGCCGTGCTTTGGTCTAACGTAGGGCCATTCAGGATCAGAAACCCTGGGACCCTCGTGTTCCCAGAAGAGTACGTTATCGACTCTCTGGAGAACCTCAGACCAAAGGAGAGCAGACATGCGTCTGAATCTGGCGACTTCGTCGTCAGTTCGAGATGCGTCTGCCCTTTTGACTTCCTCTTCTGTCTCAACAAAACCTCGCACTGTAGCACGAACCCTTCTTTCGTTGGGCTCGACAAGAACCTTGCCAAACAGCAGCGTTAGCTGCCGAACGGCTTGGATCGCTTCAATGCTTGGCATGTCAAGAAGACGTCCACTTGCGCGATCGAAGACGAGCTCGAGGAAACCTCCGAGAAATCGGGGGAGACCTGCATGCCAGGAGAAACCCTGGAACATGTCGCGAGTTACCGCTTCCCTGGATAGACTTTTTTGGAAGTCATCACAGAAACGCGGTAGGGTGATAGTCAGGAATGACTCACCTTCGTCCTCGACACGACGTTGGATCGTGTTCAGATCCAGCGTGGTGCTTACGCTGCACATGTGACCGAATTCCTCGGCCACTTCACGCCAGAGCATCATCAGGCTTTTCATCCATCCCTCCTAACAGAGGTATTTGGATTCCATAGCCATGATACTGATGAGGATAATTGTGTTGATCCCTAACAGAAGGAACCAGCACAGTTCCGGATCTCTCCGGTAGAGCCCGAGAAGAGCTCGAATCCCCCGCATCGGTCTACGTCAGCTTTCGCCGGCGATGACCTTAGTCACGTTGGCATCGGTCAGCCAACCGATCAGGCCCTTGGTGTTATTCAAGAGCTCCGTGTTCGAAAACGCGGAATCGGACGGTTCGTCGATGACGAGGTAAACAGAACTGCTCACCTCTCTCGACTGATTCGCCACGAACGGATCGGCTGCGACCTTTGTCACATCAAGGCGCACCTGTCGGCGCACGCGACCACGATTAGTGGCCGTGTGACCGATGGTGAGCACCACCGTCTCGTCATCCTTTGTGTAGGATGCGGTACGGTCGCCAACGCTAGTCCTCGGAAGAGAATTAGCGATAGCGTCGATGGTGACAGACTGCGGGTCAGAAAACATGGCAATGCTCCTCGTGAGAAGCCAGACGGCGGGATACCGTCCGGCGAGTGGGATATACGTGCTGGATTGCACGCACATCTTGGTTGAGCACTAGCGCACTTGGATTAGTACGCCAGAGCTCCACGGCCTCGGGATA